ACTCCATTGTTTACAAAATCTGTTCTGCTATACATTGCTTCTGTTGCTGTTATTATTCCGCCATTTTCAAACGAATAGTAGTGCGTTCCATATCCCAATTTAAATGAATAATTATCTAATGCAAATTGTACACCTGCTTTATTATCTCCAACTCGCAAATCAGGATTATATTCGTGAATATATGGTTTTTCATCTCCATTGCCAAGTAAACCATTGTCTATTTCTACAAATTGTTGCTTATGTAATTCGCTAGGATATATTGGAACTTTCTCTGTTACATTTTCTCCATTTTCATTTGTTCTAGACACTGTTTCGTATCTTATTAGTTTTTTGTTTATTACCATTACTTTTTGACCCAGTTTGAAGTCCATTCCAAAGTTGTTATATGTCAAATCCAACATTTTTAATTGGTCTTCTGCATTTCCATATAGTGAAATGCCTAATCCATTATTATTTTTTATATTGTTTACTTTTGGTAATTTACAAATACTAAATAGCGGAACTTGTGATAATGTATTATATGTTCCTATCACTCCATCTATATTAAGTTCTTTTCCATCTTCCATCAAATAAATATTACTTATTTGATAGCCTCTTTTTTGCAATTCGTGTAATTCTATATAATACACATTTACTAATTTATTGTTTATTTTTCTTTTTTCTTCGCTAACAAAAGCACAGTTTATTATTTCTCCATTTTCAATTGTTAATGGGATTATTTGACTTGCATCTACGGTTATTGTTTTTATTTTTGTGTCTTCTGTTTTTTCTAATGTTGCATCTTTACCTTCTCCAACTATTTTTGCGTTTATTATTCTTAATATTGTCGCTATTGTTCCAGAATATCCCATTTTTTCTATGTTTTCTGGCAAATTATCTAGTATTTTTGTATTCTTAATATCTTGTTGCAGGATTTCATCATTTTTTTTGGCTTTAATTCTAAATGGCTCGCTTGTTATAATGCTCGATAAATCTTCACAGCCTCTTTTTGCCATCCCTAGCGAATACATTGGATAATTTTTTCCGTCTACAGTTTTGATATCTAGCCAAGGTGCTTTATCTTGCCATTCCTCTGTCCAGCTCTTTATATAATTGTAAAAATCATAATTAATATTACTATATCCTTTTTCGTTTAAAAATTTCTCTACTACTCCTATCATTTTTTATTTTCCTCCTATTCTTAATAATTGTCTATAAAATCTTTCGATGCCATAATTGTGGGCATCAACTATGTCTATATCGCTTGTGCTTCCATCGTCGATATAACAATCGTCTTCTTTTGTATCGTCTTGTGTTGCCTCTTGAAGTCCTTTTACAATCAAATCTGTTTCGTTTTTCACAAATTTAATTCTGTCTTGCATTAATAATATTCCGCCATAGGTGTATACGACTTGAAATCGGTATCTTAATACTTGGCAATATTTTAACATTTATATTGTTTTTTTGCAGGGCTTTTCTTAAAAATTCTATTAATTCCGGCTCTGCGTTGTCGCAAAACACCGCTTCAATACTTCCCCATTTATTTAATACATATTTTATATGTTTTATGAATCCTTTTTCTAACCTTGCAAGTGTTTCTCCAATACCCTGTGTATCCATTATCTCGCCATCATTCTTACAACTTACCTCATCACTTTTTAAAACGTCTATATAGTCGAATGTATTTGATATTCTTTGGCTACAAAATGCGTGTGCAGACCCATTTTTTCCAAAGTCAACTCCTGTTGTAATAAATCCGTTTCTTGCTTTATCTATCATGTACCTTGCTTTATTGTTTGCAATATCTGGAAATAATGCACCTGCGTTTGCTATTCGTTTTCCTAATATATCTCTTTTATACCATATGCTATTTTTGTCATATGTTGCTAAAATTTTCTTTAATTTATCGTCAACTATGCTCAAGTTGTCAAATATATTAAAATGGCAATAATTATATCCATAATTTTCTATTTTTTCTTCTTGTTTTTCGTGGAATCGTAAAAAATCTGTATAATACCAATGTGCTGGTGGCTTTGGATTTAAATCGTGAAATATTTTTCTATCGCTACTCGATATTGTTCTATCCATTACTTCGTTTAAGAACTTCAATGTACATTCATTCGCCTCTGTTATATAAGCCATTCCATAAGTATTACCTTTGATAAACTTTTCATCTCCATCTTTAGCCCCGCTACTTATCAATAATACTTTTTCCCCAGAATGTGTATAAACATAGACGCAATCTTTGTTTTTATACTTGCCTTCTCTACATCTACCCTCAAAATAATTCAATATTCCATAGCCGTCACAATCTAGAATATTCAACTTTACTGCCGACAAACTAACTCCGCCTATAAGAAACAATCTATCTTTGTGTGTTTCTAATGCAATGCAAAAAGCAAGAGCATTAATAACATTCTTGCCACCACGTTTTCCACCTTCGGCGACATTAAGCCAACACTCTTGCGATTTTCTAATATATTCAATTTGTTTTTTTTCGAAATCAGAATAAATATTCATAATTATTCTCCTGCTAAATCTTCCTCTGTTCTATTTGGTTTTGGTTTGTTTATTAAATCTGCAATACACTGTATATTTTTATTTATTGCTGTATTATCTGTAACTTCCACGTTGTCTTTTTGTCCTAAATAATTTTTACCTAAAAATATAGCCATTGCAGCATTTTTTTCAGCTAATTTCCATTGATTTCTTCTTAATGAAACGAGCCCTTTTCCTCTTTTTACCTTAAAAATCTCCGAAAAAGTTTTGCCATCATAATTTTCTTTACACCAGCTATTTAATGTATCATCTTGCACATTGAACCAATCACATATTTCTGCCAAAGTACATTGTAAAGCACATAATTTTTCAAACTCTTCTTTATTTATAATTGCTTTTGGTCTGCCCATTTTTGCCATAATACTTCACACCTTCCTCATTATATACTAAATAATCAATGTTTAAGTTTTCGGTATTAATTACATCTAATGTCAATAAACTGTCTTCATCTGTTATTAGCATTAATTTTATTTTTTCTTTATCTATTCTATATTGCATTGATAATACTGTCCTATACGTTAGCAATTGTCCTGTTGCAAAAGAAAATCTTAAATTATTGTTGTCATATGTATTGCTACAATGTGTTTTGCACTCAATAATTAAATATTCACCGTTTTCAAGCTCACATAAAAAATCACATATGCCATACATTAATCTAAATTCTTTTGATATAGTTTTAACATTATAATTTAATAGTGTTAGTATGTCATATAAATCTAAAAACAATTTTTTAGTCATGTTAGCTTCTTTAAATTTTTTCTTTGTTTCTGCGTTTTTATTGTTTTTAATTCTTATGCTCAGCAAATCTTCTAATGTCATTATTTGCTTTTTAAATTTCGGTCTTCCTGCTGACATAATATTACTCTCCTTTAATATAGTCCCCATTCTGCGAACTTTTCAAATCCACCTTGTTTCTGTATAAACTCTCTTGCTATTTCTACTATTTCGCTATATGGTTTTCCATCTATTTCTTCATCGCCTATTGCACAACATAATTCTACTGGCTTTCCTGTTTCTTGTGCTTTTAAGAACGCATATATATTTACTGATACATCTGCCTTAGATAAATCTTTTCCGTGTAATCCCCCACCTGTTACTGCTTCTCCCATATCACTTCCAAGCTTTCTATTTGTTGCTCCTGTATCTACATCTGTTCCTCCTGTCCATTCTCCTAATGGATTTATTATTGCGTTTGGATAATTATCTCTTAATAACTCACCTTTAGCATTGCTTTGACATATTATTAATTTATCTCCGTCTAATATATATTTCCCATCGCTATTATATGTATAATAAATATCTCTTGCAATTCTACCTAATGTTTTTTCTTCTCTAGTTGTTGGCATTCCTTTAAATATCCCATTGTCCCCACATCTTATTTTTTCAGCTTGATTCTTTGCTAGTTCTACATCTTGTTTGTTTGGCAATATATGAACTTCTATATCTTTCCCAGCTATTCTATGAACGGCATCTTCCACTTCTTGAAAAGATACTCTTGCATTTGTTTCAGTTATTATAAAACAATGCCCATGTCCTATTAACACCTCAACTGCTATTTTTGGATTTTCTTCTTTTGTATATGCTAAGTCTACTATTGCTCCTGCTATTCTATCTGCAATTTTATCTGGGTGCTTTGGATTTACCTTTTCTATCATTTTATTTCCTCCTTAATTTAATTTTATAGCTTTTTGCCCTGTAAAGTTTTCCCATCTCTCTATAATAACATCAACATATTTAGGATCGAACTCCATTACATAAGCATTTCTGTTATTCTGTTCACAAGCCATTATTGTTGTCCCTGAACCTCCAAATAAGTCTAATATATTGTCTCCTGCTTTTGAACTATTTTTTATTTGATAATCAAATAATCCGACTGGCTTCATTGTTGGATGTAAGTCTGCTTTTGTTGGTCTGTCCCAATCTATAACTGTTGTTTGTTTTCTATCTCCATACCATATATGAGAGTTGGTTTCTTTCCAACCATATAAGCAAGGCTCATGTTTCCACTGATAATCTTGTCTACCCATTACCAAGCTATTTTTATTCCATATCAGTTCTTGTTTTACAGTAAACCCACTTTCTTCAATTGATGTATGAAAATTAACAACTTCTCTACTAGCATACCAACAATAAAAACTTGCTCCATCTTTTAAAACATTGTAAGCATTTGTAAATACTTTAACTAAAAAGTCGTGAAATATGTTATTCTCCATTTTGTCGTTTTGTATTTTCATAGCCTCTTTTGTTTTGCCTGTGTAATCTACGTTATACGGTGGGTCTGTTATTAATAGGTCTATTTTTTGTTCTCCAATTAATTTTGCAACATCTTCTTCTTTTGTGCTATCTCCGACACATCAAGCGGTGTGAACCTAATTGGTAAATATCTCCTAATTTTGCTTTTGGTTCTTCTGGTACTTCTGGTACTTCATCTTCTATTATTTCTTTTTCTTCTTCATCTTCAAAGTCTAAATCAAAGCCAAAATCTGACATATCTATATTTAATATATCGTCTAATTCACTATTTAATATGTCTAAATCAAAATCACTATTCATAGTCAATTTATTATGTGCTAGTGTATATGCTTTTCTTTCTTCATCAGTTAAATGGTCTAATCTTATAATAGGAATTTCCTTATATCCTAATTGTTTACAAGCAATTAATCTTCCGTGTCCTTCAACTATTTCATTTTTCCAAATTCCAATAGGGTCATCCATACCAAATTGTTCTATTGACTTTTTAATTTGTTCTATTTGTTCTTCTGGATGTAATTTAGCATTTTTTTCATAAGGCTTTATTAAATTTATATCTATATATTCTATTCTTAATTTATTTGCCATATTTTTTGCTCCTTTTACTTATATCTATTGGTCTATTTACAATATCTTCTATATCCCATTTTGCTTTATACCTGTTATATACAATATATTTAGGTAAATTATATTTTTCTGCTAATTGTGATAATGTCAATTTTTTTCCATTATATTCAACAACTACATTATTTGTTCTATTATTTGCTTGTTCCTTACTTGTTGCCCATCTACAATTATCAGGACTATATCCTTTTGTATTATCTATTCTATCTATTGTTAAATCATCTCTATATCCATTATTTATTGCCCATTCATAAAACTTCATAAAATCATTTTGCCATTCTTCACACATAGTTATATTTTTATTTTTATAATATTCGTGTTGTTCTGTTCTTCTTATTATTTCTATATACCTGTTATAAATAGGTTCTCCATAATGCCCATTTGCATTTCTTTTTTTTTCTTAATACATTGCATTTATCACATTGTACATTGGATTATTTTTATAAGGTACTAATTCATCAACATTTTTATACACAATATCTGTTTTTTTCATACCTATCTCCTTTTTATAAACTCATTTTTATAGTTCTTCATCTATATTTCTTTTTATTTTTGATAATGAATTTATATCTGTTTTTATTTTATTTTGATTATGTGTTATTGCTTGCTTTACTTCTTTTCCTTCTGTAACAAACCCTTTTGCTTTTATTGCGTCATAATGAAATCTATCTGCTGTGTAAACATCGCCTATTTCATATTGGTTCTCGTTTTCATTAAAATTTTTTATAACTTTTCCTGTTTTATTATAATTTTTCATTTTTTTACCTCCGTATAAGAAAAAGCATTTAATTTTATTGTGCCAAAATCAAATGCTTTATACAATATATGTTTTTGTGTTGTTACACTAATTGTAACATCTTTTTTTCATTTATTCAATATATTTAATTGTTAATTTGACTTTATAATTGCCTTCTTGAATTTTATATTTTTCTTTTTTTATTGGTTTTGTAGATTTTATTAAATTATTAATATAGTCTTCTATATATTTATTAATTAATAATAAGTCTATTCTTTTTGTCTTGTCTATTGAATTTATTTCGTATTCATCTTCGCTCATTTTGTTCATCCTTTTATCTTTCTATATCTTCATTTTCCAATTTCTTAATTTGTTTCCTGATGTTGTTCTCCCACATTGTGATTTTCTGCAATTGCTTTTTGCTTTGGGTGTCTCTTTTAGCTCTTTCTAATTGATATAATGATTCGTATAATACACTTAATTCTTGTTTTTCGTTTTTATTCATTATTCTTCCTCCAATAATTCTTTTAAATATGGTACAGCAATAACATCTTCTATAAATTCACTGTTATTCAATTTATTTATTTTTGCTCTTATTTTATCTTTACTAATATAATCATTAATTATTGTATTTGCCTTTTCTATATTTGCATTTAATAGTTTATATTGTTCTATTTCTTTTTGTTGTTTTTCTACTCGTCTTTGCAATTCAAATCTTGCTTTTAAGCTTGTTTTATATTCATTTATTAGAGTTTTTATTGCTTCTATTTCGGCGTCCATTAATCTAAGTTCCCCCTCTGGAAGTTTGTTTGCTAATTCCAGCACATCTTTTAAATATTCAATAGCTTTCTTTTCTTCTTCATTATAACCCATATAATTCCCTCGCTTTATCAAAATTAATCATATTTTCAACTTTCTTAATTACTTGCTTTGTCATATCAGATATTTCCTTTTCGGTTTTATTTAATTTCATTCCTGTTGGTAATACTTGACTATTTCTTACTACCATAAATAACGTTAATCTATTTTTTTCTATTAGATTTAATAATTCTTTGCATTGGTCTTTATTTAATGTGCAAATATTAGCATCTTTATCTTCGGCTGTTATTTTTATTGTTTCAAAACCTGTTGCTGTTGTTTTATCATATAATGTTTTCTTTTCTTCTTCATTCATACTTTATTCCTCCCAATAATCAATTTCTGCTCGTTCCATTATTTTGTAATTCATTACATCATATACTTGTCTATTTATTTCTTGCTCAATATCATCATCCTCTAAATCATCATCAAGTGTGACTGTCATTATTACTGGTGTAAAATATACTTTTATTTTTTTCTCCATAATTATTTCTCAACTTTCTCAACTAGTCCTGCTGTAATTAAATCATATATCATATTTAATAATATATTAGAAAGACTATGGCAACACACCAATCCTCCAATATCTAATTCATCATAACTTTTTTCAAATTCTATCTCTATTTTTTTATCTTTATAAATATAAATATATTCTTCATATGCACTTTGGTATGTTGCTCGATTTTCATATATAACAAATCCAAACTTTTCTAACTCTTTTAAATCTACTTCTTCTCTTATACGAAGTGCCATATATATTCTCCTCCCGTTTTTCTCTTTCCAGTAGCACTATAGCTTATGGAAGCAATACTAATTCCTGTTTGTCTACTAGCTTCACTTATGCTTTCATATTCATTTATAAAATTATTTTGTTTATCATATTGTGCTATTCTTTTCTTCATCACTTAACATTGTTTTATTCCTCCTTTTCAGGTAACAACAAATCTATTCCTGTCATTTCTTCATATTGGAAATGGCATTTTCTTAATCTTTTGTTTTCTCCTTTTTCTTTTTCATAAGCTGTTAGTAGAGTTTCTATTGCTTCACAATATTTTTCCCAATTTTCATCTCCTTCTTCTTGAAGAAAATACTTTAACATTATTAAATTATCGTTTGCTTCTTCTATATTCATTTACTTACACCTCTCTTTATTCCTCTATGTAATGCTTTCATACATTTAGAGCATAGATCAATATATTTTTTTAATGAGCCTGTACTTTTTCCTGGAGGCATTAAATATAATGCGTATCTTTCTTTAAAATCAATATCTTTTTTACACCTATCACATTTGTATTTAACTTTGTTTTTGCTTCTTTCTACTATCATTCTTTACACCTACTCTCTAAATATTCATATAAGTCTAATAATATTTCATCGCATTCTTTTCCTATTCTTTGAGCCGAGCTTCTTTTATCATCTTTCCATTTAGCAGCTTCTTGTAACTCTTTTACAACAAAAAATAAAACATCATTGTATTTTTCTATATTACAAAGTCTCTCTCCATCTATGGATTCATCTGCTAATGGTTGTATACTTCCTAATAACCTATATAATATTTCATCAAAGCTCATCTATCTATCCTCCTTTTCATTTTTTCTCTTTTTCTCAATGAATTCCTTTCTATCTTTGTAGCTGTATTTTTTTACAAATCTTTCTTCATTTTCCTTAATATCTACTTTTAATTCTTCCTTAATGTCCATGTTAAATCTTCCTTTCAATACAATCTTT